GGTTCATGACTTGAGCGTAGCCATCCTCAAAGCGGAAAAGACGCGACCAAAATGGATCGGCGGCAAACCAGCTCTGGAAGATCTGACACCAACTCCCAATTGCCGCTTCTGCCGTTACGAAGATATCTGTCCGGCTTTGGGCGGGCTGGTTCTGGAAGTGGCGAAGAAGATTGACCCACAACTTCCCGATGTGGATTTGGAGAACACCGAAGATCCAGCGGTACTTGAAGAACTTTGGGCTGTTGCAAAGGTAGTGTCGAACTGGTCAGATAGGCTACGCGCCAGAACCGTCGAGCTTGCGAAGAACGGAACTGAGTTCCCGTCCCTTCGGCTCCGCTCGATGGGGTCTACAAAAAAGATTGTTGACAACCAGACAGTCGTAGCCATCGCCGCAGAATTTGGTCTAGACGCCGAAGAGGTAATCAACGAAGCTACTTTTTCTGTGAACAAGATCGCCAAAGCAATCGCCGACCGCACAGAAAAATCAGAAAAGAAGAAAATTTCTCAAGATTTTGTTGACGCCTGCCAAAATGCGGGCATCATCGAAACGTCCGACACGCGATACACGCTGTCGTAACCACAAACAACAAACAACAGAAGCTAGAAGCTAATAACATGAGTAAAGAAAATGAAGTGCTAATTGCACAAAATGATAGTATCATCACCAACCAGAGTGGCTTGATGATTGACTTCGGAGATATTGATTACCCACGTGTCAATGTCGTTCAAAAAACATCTGACATCGAAGCTCCTACCGGAAGCCTCGTCTTGGATAAGAAATACACCCTGCTCAAGCCAGAACAAAATGGTGAGGTCGTAGTGGTGTCCGCAACGAAGGCGTGGAAAGAAGACGTTCCGTTTGATTCCGATACGATTTCACGTGTCGCATACACTCTAGATGATTCCAAAAAATTGGCTCTAGATTCGGAATGGCCTATCCTTGAATTCGCAGATATCATCCTGCTGTTCAAACAGCCGGAGGGCGGCACTGATGATGAAGCATACGCATTCCCAATCGGTGACGAAAACTATGCGTTTGCTAAACTGTATGTGGCAAAGGACGCGTACAGGCAGACCTTCAAACGTCTGGCTACATTCGCTGCCTTTAACCGCACCACACCGATCCAAAATCTTATCTGGAACTTCCAGACTCAGATGATTGAGAAAGGACGATACAGCTGGTATGTTCCGTCTCTCGCCAAGACAAACAAGAAAACGCCAGAAGCAGTCGTAGAGTTCCTGTCCTCATTCAACGCATAATATTATGACTCCACATCAAATCATCAGAGAAGAAATTGAACACGCGTCCAAAGTTATTGCAGAGCTTTCTCAGAACATTGAGAAACTCACCGCACAACGAGACCGCATTGTCAGTTTCACCGAAGCAATGGGACTCGCTTTGCAGAGTATTCCAGAGCAACTAGAGTTTGAACTCGACACGACCCCAGAAAACGTCGTCGAATTCAAGTAATAAAACCAAAGACCCCCACGCGTAGTTGTTATCCGCTATGCGTGGGGTATCTTTTTGCCTAAAAATAACATGAAGACTTACGCTTTAGTATTGACAGTCAATCCTAAGACTTTATCATTCCGTCATGAGTCCTTGGAAAACCATACCTAATTTTGGAAAGCAGTATCAAATCAACCCCAACGGTGAGGTCCGCATCCACCCTTCTTTCAAAGGAGACAGTCGGATTAACGCCCTCAAAGCTGGTTCGCCAGTATCTGTTCATACCGCATCAGACGGTTATCGTAGAGTAAACCTCAGACGGAACGGAAAGCAGGGGTCATACCATATACATCGTATTCTGCTTTTGACCTTCCGCCCCACAAAAAACACAAAACTACAAGTAAACCACATTGACGGAAACAAACTGAATAATAATCTCGACAACCTTGAATGGTGTTCGCATGTTGATAATCTGCGTCATGCATGGGAGACCGGACTTCGCACGCAGCCGTGTCATGTCAAACTCACCGAAGATCAGGTGAGAGAGATTCGAGCAACTTGCTCCAAAAATGGACCTCTAACCCAAAAAGATCTGGGGGAAAAATATGGGGTGACTTCTTATGCGATCCACAAGATCGTAACTCGCAAAAACTGGAAACACATCTAATTACTACATATATGATTACTTACGCTCTCGATTGGGAGTCTTACTACGACAAACAGTGTTCAATTACTACTCTCGGCCCTCGCGGCTATTTCTCGCATCCCAACTTCGACGCCTACCTGATGTCGGTAGTTGGAGATGACGGTACTAAATTTTGCGGAGCTCCCGCCGATTTCGATTGGTCTCTACTTAACAACAATCGTATCCTTTCTCACAACGCTTCTTTCGACCAGCACCTGTACTATTACGGAGTCGAAAACAAATGGTGGCCCGCTATCGATTTCGCAGAGTGGCACTGCACCGCCGACATGGTAGCCTGTCTCGGACTTCCAAGAAGTCTTAAAAATGCTTCCTCTGTAGTGCTCGGAATAACGGTGGACAAATCCACGCGGGACAACATGAGCGGAAAGAAGTGGTCTGCCATGACCGCCGATTTCCAGAAAGAGGTTATCGAATACGCAATCAAGGACTCCGAATACTGCTTGGAGCTTTGGCAGAAACTGTCCGACAAGTGGCCAGAACGTGAGCGGAGAATCAGCTTCGTCAACCGCAAAGCTGTTTTCAACGGCATCCCGATTGACGCAGATCTGCTCCACGAAAGCATTGCTGGGATCAATCAAACCCTTTTTAACACAGAGGAAGCTATTCCTTGGGTTGGTGAAAGACCAGTACTCAGCCGCATCGCGTTCAACGATGAGTGTCGAAAGAATGGTCTGGAGCCTCCGGCAAGCCTTGCGCTGGATAGCGACGAAGCCAATGAGTTTCTAGATTCCAACAGCGAACAATATCCTTGGATCAATGCTGTCCGTAACTATAGACGCATCAACTCCCTTAAACGGAAACTTGAATCCTTTGATAAGGCGACGATGGACGATGGGAGATTCTATGGCGGACTGATGTATTTCGGAGCCCACACCGGAAGGTTCTCCGGATCCGGCGGAAACCTGAATCTTCAAAACCTTCCACGCGGAGAGATGTTCGGCGTTGACCTACGTTCGCTCATCGCACCAGCGAAAGGATACCGCTTGTTGGCGGTTGACCTCTCTCAGATCGAAGTACGGACCCTTTGCTGGCTCGCCGAAGACAAAGACACGATGGCGGAGATTGCTGCCAGTGATGACATCTATGAAGCCTTTGCCATCCGTTTCGGACTCTGGGACAAGGATAAAGGATCCATGCGCGAAAACGATCCGAAGACCCGTCACATGGTCAAGGCAATCGTTCTCGGCTGCGGTTACGGCTGCGGTCCGGAGAAGTTCGCCATGATCTCCAAGATGGATCCGCTCGAAGCCGAAGGCGCGGTCAATCTCTACAGGACCAAGATGAAAAAGGTTGTGTCTCTGTGGCGCAAATACAACGAAAACATGGGGTTATCTAAGCAACAGCAGGATGAGTTCTTTATCGACCTCCCGTCTGGACGGTCCCTGAACTATGGACACCTACAAGCTGTGCCGCAGAAAGGCCGTATACAATATGTAGCCATGATGAACAAGCACTCCAAGAAAATGCCCGTCAAGGTTTACGGCGGTCTGTTGGCCGAAAACGCCAGCCAAGCCCTCGCCAGAGACATCTTCTGCGATATGCTTTGCCGGATTCACGATGCGGGCTTGAAAATTATTTTCCACGTCCACGATGAAGTAGTGCTGGAAGTTCCAGAAGAAACTGCTAATCTCGATCTCCAGCGCGTGATCAAGATTATGTCTACTCCACCGGAGTGGATTCCAGATATCCCACTCGCTGCTGAAGGATCAATTCTCACTAAATACACAAAATGACATACCGATACATTAAGAACCTACGTTCATCAGAAGCTAAGAAATCGTCCGACTTGAGCGGACTTCCAAAACCAAAACAAAAACACAAAAGCAAAGCCGCCTACCGATCATGGTGTTCAGACGCCAGTACCGACCACGTATTCTATAGCACCGTCGAAGGAGATGCTCCATCTAAACGAGTAACCAATGAGAACCCTCCGGCGGCAATCTATGGAGTTGTCGCAGACTATGACGCGCCAGTCGATTGGGATACCATCGACAACGCTATCAAGATGAAGTGCGGAGACAAGATGCCAACGTGGCGTTCCAAAACCTATTCTGGTTATGTGCGCCTTGTGTGGGAGTTTGAAGACCGCCTCCCCATTACGATGGAGATGTTCGAGATCTTCATGAAGCATCTCAAAGATTCGTTGAAGGTAGACCGCGTCTTTGCTGGATTTGATACCACGTCACTCAAACCGAATCAGTACTTTGAACTCGGAGAAGATTGGGTCAAGATCGGCGGTAAAGTCCCGTCAGCTGTCTACCAAACAGCTTTGATGAAAGCGGCAAAAGAGAAGCCCCCACAGACTAGCGAGACGTCTATCCCGATGGATGTGTTGGAATCCGAAATCCAAAAGCGTTTCCCGAATCGTTGGGTTGGGGAATTCGATATCGGATCTCGCGGCCCACTATTCTGGATCGATGACGGCATCGATCGTGAGGGGTGTCAGATTGTCGAAGATGGCGTAGTCTGCTACAGCGACCGTGCCGGAAAAGGCTTCGTCTCATGGCGAGAGATTTTGGGCGCGAAGTTTGTTCAAGACTATGAGCAAAAGAAACTCGGCAATCTCCTCGATCAATATTGGTTCAACGGAAAGTGTCACTACAAACTTCTCCATAGCACCGCTGTGGATATCCCCAAGGACCAGCTTATTCTCGAACTTCGCCAGTTTGGATTCAATCCAAAGCCGAAGAAGGGGCAGCCGTTGTCAGAGCTGGAAGCAGCAATTTTGGTAATTAACAACCAGAATCGTATCGACGAGATCGCTCCAGTGGTTTTCTCGAACGATCGTGTTGTGACATACAACAGTCACCGGATCCTCAACAATGCCAACATCAACCCGATCGAGCCTGCCGACAACGGAGATGTAGCAAATTGGCCGTTCATCAATCAATGGCTCGGCCAACTGTTCCATAATTCCGGAAGCAGGCCAACCGTTGAATACTTGTATGCGTGGCTGAAGCGGTTCTATTCAGCGGTGCTCAATCGCCAATTCGTCCAAGGGCAGGCTATGCTGCTTGTCGGTCCGACGAATAAGGGTAAGTCGCTCCTGTCAAATAGAGTTATCTCACAACTCGTCGGCGGATATGCAGACGCTTCGGACTACCTGTCTGGCCAGACCAGATTCAACAAAGACTTGGCTCGCGTAGCTGCGTGGGTGATCGACGACACGACGTCAGCAGCTTCTTTCCAAGACCAACGGAAAGCTACCGAACTCATTAAACGTGCAGTCGCCAATCCGCGTATCGAATACCATGCAAAATATGTTGACGCCATTTCGGTTCCTTGGACCGGACGGGTAATCTTCTCATTGAACATGGACGCGAACAGCCTTTCAGTTATCCCGTCTCTGGATTCCAGCAACAGGGATAAATTGATGGCGCTGCGGATTAGCAACAAAGCAACAAGCAGCTTCCCCCCAAATGCTCAACTGGAACAAATCATTGCTTCGGAACTTCCATACTTTGCCAAGTGGCTTTTGGATTGGGATGTTCCGGCGGAGATCGACGATGCCAGCCGTTTCGGTGTGAAGAGTTATATCGACGAAACCATTGCATCTGCTGCCTACGACAACTCAAGCCGTAGCTCTGTGGCTGAACTGGTCGAGTTCTTTGTGAAGCGTCTTCGCGACTACAACAAAGACCTCACCCATTGGACCGGAACACTCACCGAATTCCAAGTTGCTCTCCACGACCTCAACAACGGTCGCGCCGTAGGCATGTCCGGCAACCTTGAATTTGTTCGCCGTGGCATGGCTACGATGGAGGAAGCCTTCAGAAGTAACACGCATGTCCGTCCAGTCCGTTCGTTCGGGCAAGGAGGCGGGAAGATGTGGGAGGTCAATCTAGATCCGAAGTACGATATCAGCAGGAGCCAAGATAGCTTTGGAGATCCTCCATCTTCTTGAGCTTGCTGATCGGGATGTGATAGCCATCCACACGAAAGGTGAACCCGCTATCTCCATCGGGTTCACCTGCTTTTTTAAAGTCTGCCCTCCGCTTGAAAGAATCGGTCTTGATCCATCCAAGCATCCACAATTTCACCATCGAATCATGTGCACGGAGGAACACAAATAAATCGTTCTCGAACATGTGTGTTTTCTTCAATTCGACTGAAGCCGAATATTCTAGCTTCGGGATGGCGCGAGCCCTCTTTGTTTTGACCTCGATCGTGATTCCGGAATTTGTCTTTAGGTCATAGCTCTTGGAGAATTCTCCACAGTGGTCGATTATCCCACCAAGATATTTCTCTACCGCAATCTCTCCAAGCATCCCACTCATCCGGCCCGCCCCCCTTGTATAGGAGTTTGCTAGAACGCCCATCCGCTCAGACCGTTCGGCGGCCAACTTAAAATCCTCGCCAGAAGGACGGAACTCAATAAACTTCCCATCTGCAACGGGTTTGAATTGTTCAAGCATTTGCTTTAGTAATACGTTTCAAAAAGGTGTCCCATGCTGGAAAGAAGATCTCCTCCATGCATCGAACCACTGGTTCCTGCTCATAGCGATCAGCAAATCCCACTCCTGATAGAAGCAGCGATGCCTCCATCAGTTCGTGGCGGATCGTAATCAATTTGGCAGAGTCTGGTATCGCACGACTGATCTCGATAGTTTTTTGGTCGTGATTATACTGGCCGTAAGTATCATCAAGATCGCAGAAGAGTAGGCGTACC